CCACCTGCTCCACCAGCATTAGTAGCACCGCCGCCGCCACCACCACCACCGCCTGATCCAGCTGTTCCACCTGTTGTTATTGTATATTCTGATCCAGCACCACCAATAGCCCCAACTCCTGCTGTTGTTGAAGCTCCTGTTGTTCCACCGCCGCCGCCTCCACCACCGCCATTAGTTCCAGCCGTTCCTGCTGTTGGAGAAGTTGCACTACCAGTTCCGCCAATTCCACCAGTTGTATTTCCAAAGGTATTTCCGCCAGTACCACCATTACCATTTGTTGTTGATGTTCCAACAGAGCCAGCACTTTGAACGCCACCACCACCACTTCCTCCTGATCCAGCTGAACCACTTGGAGTCGCACCTCCAGCAAAACCATTTCCTAAAGATGAACCAGCAGAACCACCTCCAGGTGCACCAGTTTGAGTAGAACCACTACTAATACCACTATTACCACCAGAAAAAACTGTAGTACCAATACCACCAGAAGATAATCCACCAGCACCAGCATTATTATTAGTAGGCCCACCACCACCGCCTTTAGCTAAAGCCCCATTTGTAGAGCTTGCTGGTGCTGAATTTGCAGCTTTATTAATCCAAGTATCACCACCTGCTGTACCTGCTGTACCTGAAACTGTGCTACCAGTTCCAGCTGCTCCAATTGAACAAAAAACCGTTGCTCCAGAAGTTACAGTTATAGCTGATGATGACCATCCACCACCACCGCCACCACTTGAATTAGATGTTCCACTTTTACGTGCACCACCACCACCAGCAGCAATAGAAACTACAGTTATTGGCTGACTTACATCAACATCAGATGGAACAGTCCATGTTGTTCCAGATGTTAAAACTACTGTTTTAGTTGCCATTTAATTCGACTCCGTTGATTGAGAAATAAATGATATTCCATCCCATACCCAACCAATATCACAATTTATTTCATCAATAGCAATAAGATTACATCCATCTGGAGCAATATCTGTAACTTCTGCAACTATTTTATTTACTACTAAACCATCAGTAATTTGCACTACTGCACATATAGCCATAATTTCCCCTATGCTGTAGCAACGCAACGCCATTTAGACGTAGCAGCATTCCATACAAATCCAATATCTAGTCTATTTGTAGTTACTGTAGTTGTTGGCAAAGTTGCTGTTGATGACTCAAACGATGTACCCCAAGTAATTGCACGGGCAGCAGTACCAACAATATAAATCCACAATTTTTGACCGTTGGTTGGCGTACCACTTAAATTAGTTGTGAACGAAGTAATATCAACTGCTTGCGCTGTTAATCCATACTGGTCAACATTATCTGTGTTGATAGTTGGAGTTGCGCTTGACGTTGTAGTTGATACACGTGGAGTAATTCGCTTATTTGTTAATGTCTGAGTTCCAGTTAATGTAACATCTCCAGCACTTCCACTAACAAAACTAAGCGCACCAGATCCATTAGTGCTAAGAACTTGACCGCTAGTGCCATCAGCAGTAGGTAGTGTTAGCGTATAGTTAGCTGCTACAGTGCTAGGAGCCTTTAAGCCAACATAGTTACTAGAATCTGTGTCAGCTAAACGCAAAGAATTAGCACCATTTACGGTCAACGTATTGCCAACAGTAAAAGTATCTAGCGAGCTACCATCTTGCTGATTCTTGAGCTGAGACATAAGCTCACGGATAGCGTTATTGATGCCACTAGGAGCGCATCCTTCTGCAATGTTAATACTGTCAATGTCAGTATTTAGAGCAGGGTTTGTATCAAATTCACTAATCTTTGTTTTTGCCATTATTGACCACCATAAATTTGTTGGAGTTCTTCAGAGCTAATTTGTGGAGAAAGCAGACCACGAGTTGCAGTAATAGCAGGATAAGGCGAAGTTGGTGGCTTAGTCATTACACCTGAGCGCATCATATTGGCTAAATCCTCAACACTTCCTTTACGCATTTTAGTTGCTGCCATTCTTGATAAAGTAGCACCAGCAGCTATAGGTAATCCAATAGTTGGTTCATACATTGCAGCACCACCAGAAAAAGCACCACTGACAGGGCCAGTAGGTGCAAATCTACCAAAGAATTTAAGAAGGTTTTGAGTATTACCGCCTTTAGCAGCAGCTTTAATTGCATCCTGTTCACCAGAAGTAAACAGACGCATTTTCTTATCATTTTTAGCTAATTGACGTAACTGTTGTGCAAGTGAATTTTCAGAGCCAGATGCGGTAAATTTACTAACATCTAATTGAGCGTTCTCAAGCATCTTTTCAAATACTTCACCCTTCATTAGCTTTGAATATTCACTTCTAGCTTGTTTCCATGCTTCAGCACCAGTTTTAGCATCACCTGCTATAACATCTTTAGCTGGAGCATTTAAAACATACTCATCAAACTTATCTTTTAAAATAGTAGCAATACGTTTCTCAGCAGGATCAATACTAGCTTGTGCATTTGTAATGATCTTACGCAAAGCCTGTAACTCTACAAAATCCTTTGGTCTAGGATTAAGTGTCAATTCTTTAATCGCAGCTTCAACTTTAGGATAAGCAATAGGTGTATATCCCTCATTTCGAAGATCAACAGATATGTCTCCCATCTGTTTATTAAATCTAAATGGATTTAATGCAATTCCAGATTCTTCAGCACGTTTAAATGCAGCACTAGATTGAGATGCTAATTGCTCTCTTGATACACCACCAGGAACCTTAACACCAACACCAAATGGAGCACCTACAGCAGCACCAGCAAGTTGACCAGCAACAGGGCCATAAGACTCACCAGCAGCTTGAGCAGCCATAGCAGCAGGCGCAGCAGCAGCCAATTGACGTACAGGTTCTTGCGCCAATGTTCCAGCCATACCTCGACCAAACTCTGTAGCAGCAGTCTTAGCAACGCTTGGCAATGCAGCTAATTGACCAGCAGTTCCAGCTAAAGCACCACCAGCAGCTTGAATAGCACGTTCACCAGTAGTTTGAGCAGTAGGGAATCCAAGTTTAGTCAGCAATCCCTCAACCGCACCAGACGGTGATGGAATCTGCATACCTTTAGGTAGAACAACATTTGCACCTTGTGTAGCCATTTCAGCCAATGGCAATGCAAGTCCACCAGCAACCGCACCAATAGGGCCACCAGCTAAGAATCCAGCACCAGCACCAGCAGCAACAGGAGCAGCGCCTCTAGCAGCTAAACCAGCTCCACGAGTAAAGTCTTGCATAGGGGTAGTTTGCTGTGGCGTAGATACTTTTTGAATAGCCGCAACAATCTGTTCATCTGACATTGAATCAGGAAACTCGACTAATCCCTGACCTGGTACATCAATGACTTTTGCCATTATTCAAGTCTCCCAGTTGCAGGATTATATTTTCTTACACCAGCAGGAGCAGCAGGAGTAGTAGGAGCTTGTTGCTCTAATGAATAAAAGTCAGCAAGATCAGCAGTATCAGGACGATTTCGTAATCTTCCTAAATTTTTCTCATGTGCTTTAATCTTGAATTGCGATGTTTTCTCAAGAGCATTAAGAAGGACTAATACTTCAGGCTGTGTAAATGTTTGCAAATCACCAGCAGCAGCACGTTTAATCAAACCACGTTCATTTTCTGTAATTGCTCCCTGACCTTTCATAGCTTGAGCAGCAGATAACTCAAGACTTGCAAGACCTTGCATAGCAATAGCAGTATTTTTTAACTTTTCATTATTATCTTTTCCAACTACACCTAGAGTTGTAGCTAATTGATCTACTACTCTAGGAACACTACTCAATGGGCCAGCATATACACCAGCCTGAATCAATGGGCGAATATTTTGAATTGCTCCAAGAGTTGATTGAGCGCCTTGAGCTGCTGCAAACGTATTTCCTACAGACTCAGCAACACCTTTACCAAACTCAGTACCAAACGCCTTACCTGTACTAACATTTAAATTAGTAGCACCTGCTTTGCGTTTAGCAATTTCTAATGTATCTAGTTTAGTTTGTAGTTGTTCTAATTGTGTCGGATTAAGCGAACTAATAGGAACATTAGGAAACATACTGCCAGCAACTCGTACAGCCTCTTTGTTGTAATCACGTTGACTATTTTTAAACTCATAGTCAGATTTTTGAATGTCTTTAAGACCATCCTGCAAGTCTTTTGCTGAAATCTGACCTGTCTCAGCTAATCTCTGTAAGTTATTAACTTGTGGCAGTAAGTCAGGAGATATAGCTCCTTTAATTCCATTAAAATCAAATGTAGATACATTTTCTTGCATCAATTGTTTATCGAGTGCTGCAATTTGATCTAAATTATTCTTGATAGCATCTTGTGCAGTCTTGCCTGGCAATCCAGTAAGACGCTGATTAGCAGTTAGTAGTCTGTCTTTCTGTGTTTGCAATGGAGATACTTTTGCCGTAACAGATACAGGTGGCAACATTCCTGCTTGTGGTGGCTGTTCAACCATAGACGTTACTGCACTTGGTGCTTGTGGTGCTTGCTGTGGAGCAGGTTGATATGCTTGGCTAACTGCCATATTCTCGTTAATCCATGCCAAAGTCTTAGCAGGATCAGCACGCAACGAAGCAATCAAAGCAGGATTATTAGCCACTTCAGGCATTTGCATTACTTTAGCAACGTCAGCACGTAAGGCAGCAGCTTGATCTTGAGCAATCTTGGCTTGTGCTAACTGTTGCTGCATCTGATAGTTAGTCAGACCTTGTTGCATAGCACCCTGTGAGGCTTGCATACCACCACTAAGCGCACCAGCGATGTTTTGTGCAGCAGTAGTGCCGCGAGTACCCATACCACCTAGCAAGCCGATAGCAGCACCTAACAAGCCTTGATTAGTTGATTTCTTTTGCAGTGCTTGTGTTTCAGCAGGCCCTAGCAATCCTTCATAGTAACTAGGAACAGTGCCAAAGATATTCTGTGCAAATCCAGTCAACCCTGTAGGCTTTGACGATGGAAAGCTACTATAAAGATCATCAAGTTCTTGTTGAGTTGCCATAATTATCCTAACAATGAAGTGCGACGCTGCATTTGCTGTGGCTTTTGGCTGAGTAAGCTCATAAAGTCCACTGGAGCAAATTGACCGCTTTGAATTGGTGGTGCTTGTAATACTTGTGGCGGTGGTGGTGGTTCCATCATTCCACCAACAGCTTGTTTAGCCACGCTAGTTAATGCAGGATTCTCAGACATCAATCCTTGAATATTCTGACCTGTATTAATAGCAGATTGCATAAACGTAGGTGCTTGTGGCCCCATAAACGTCTGTGGGCCAACAAATGCAGGATTAGCAGAAGATAAAGCAGCAGGAAACGCTTGTGTAGGAATGATAGTCTGAGCAGCACCTGTAGCAGCATCAGCCATTCCAAGTAAGCTACCACCTAATGCACCACCTGCCATTGCTCCTACTAGCGGATTAGCCGCTACAGCACCCATAGTGCCAAGCGCACCAGCACCAGCACCTAAAGCGCCAAGTCCTAAAGTAGCAGTTGCAGGAGCCGCTACAGCAGCCGCAGGAGCAGCAGCAGATAATAGGGCAGCAGCAGAAATTGGGTCAGCCATAATATTCCTTATTTCATCCACGATGTCCAGTCGCCACCATATTGACCACCAGTGCCAACAGTTCCTGTATTTCCAGCAGTGCCAGTTACCGCAGTCTTAGGCTTAACGTATTCTTGAGTAATTCCGCCACGTGGTAAGCCAGTGATAAATGCACCGTAGTTTTGCAGGTTTTGATACGGTAACTGTGCTGTGTAGTCGTAGCGAGCTTTATCAGCTGCTTGTTGAGCCGCTGTGTAGCCCTCACCAACTTGACCAGCAGCAAGCAACCTATCAATATCTGCATAATCAGCAGCAGCAAGGCCAGGAGCCATACCAGCAGCTTGCATTTGCGTAGCAATATTAGATTGACGTACACCTTGAGCGCCACCTAATGCAGCCATTTGGTTTGCAAAGTCAGAACTATAAACACCTTGAGCAGCTTGAGTCGCACCCATTTGATTGGCAAATGCTTGCTGTGCAGCAGTTCCAAGACCTTGAGCGCCTGTAAGCTGATTAACAAAACCTTGTTGCGATAGACCACCAAGAGATTGCAATGCTTGTTCTTGCAAACCACGCTCTTGTTGGTAATTTTGTAGATATGCTTGTTGATTCTGCTCAGCTAATGCTCTAGCAGCTGCATCGCCCATTTTGCCAGCTAATTGTTGCTCTGCACCAGAGCCATAACGACCTGCTAATGATGTTTTACTTTGTAATCCGCGTACTCCTTCTTGAAGTGACTCAGTAGCTAAACGATTAGCTTGACCTAATGCACTTTCAAGATATGGACTACCACCAAGATATGCACCTTGTGATGTTGCTCGAGTGCCAGCTAATGCCTCATTCTGCATTGCTCCACCCTTCATTTGCTCATAAAAGGCTTTATTTGGATCAACATAAGCATTTTCTGACATTCTAGAAAACTGCTGTTGATATGGGCTTTCTCTGGTAGCCATAGAAGCATATTGAGCTTCGTATGGACTAGCACTTGACATTAATCCACCAACAGTACTTTGAGCTTGCTTTAACAATGGAGAGCCAGCAGTTGCTCTAGCTTGAGTTGCTGCTAATGCAGCTTGCGTCTGTTCACTAGGCTTAACATACGTTTCACCACCATAATAAGCAGGGCCACCAGCTTCATATAATTTACCTGCTTCACTTAGCGCTTTATCCACATAAGGACGAAGCGTAGGATCAAGCATTGTCTCGGTAGGAGTAAACGTAGAACCTTGTGATCCACCAGCCATATCAAACCTCACTTATCCATGTTCTAGGACGAAAACCCATCTTTTTCGCCCTCTTATCCCAACCACGTCTGTGACTGGAAAATGTTATATATTTTGCATTACCTTGACGTGCAATCTCTTTTATGTATTTTAATCCATTTTCGAGATTATCATGTCTATTTTCTAACGCCCAACCAGCCCAAACGTGCAATTCTTCGCCATTTGGTTGCAGTACCCAATACCCAATCGTTCTGCCATCATCAATCAAAGCCCAGATCATTGATCTTTGGCTATGACAGTCACAATAAACGTCCTCAATAATCCAATTCTCAGGGCTTTTAGTCTTAACATTCTCTAAGCCTGGCTTAATCGAAGGCCACCAAGCACGTAATTCTTGCGGAGTAATGTATTTAATTTCCATTAGCCAACAATAACATAATCATACGTTCTACCAGCTACAGTATTAGCAGCATGAGAGATAACTGCACTACCTTGCGACGTAGAACTTATGAATGGGTCTTCAAACGTATTGGTTGTGTAGCCATTTGATGATACGTGCTGAATAGTTGCAATCACTGATGGAGTTGATGGACGTGTAGGGCTAGTTTGAGCAGGAATGTTCTGCAAAGAAACAGATATATTTGATGCTCTCCACATAATTTGCACATAGTCATTCTTAGCCATTGGCAAAAAGAAGTTGAGCGCAGCAATCAATGCTCCGTCAATTGAACCATGTTTACTACTGATAGAAAACTCACTGTTTGATGCAACAACGTCAGTGCCATTCTTACGAAACCAAATACTAATATCTTGAATTTGCGAATCAGTATTACTAAATTGAGAACTAAATTGAATATTGTATAGCCCTGAATAATCTACTTTAATCTTTGAGCCATCTACAATTGACGTTCCTAATGCGTAATCCGTAGTTCCAATTAGCATAGGATAAGCAGTAGTAGTGCTGGCAATGGTTTGATCTGTATTATCCTGAAAGCCACCATAAGGCACGTAGGACGTTGAAGCAACCAAAGACGTAGGAGATAGCAGAATAACGCTGTCGTAGCCTATACGTTCATTATAGATCGTTGTAGATGATGCTCCACCAGTGGCAAGAGTTACTGAGCCTGTGTTATTAGTCTTACCGTCCATAATCCCACGGACAACTTCAGCAACAGCACGTTGATCTCCACCAAATGGCGGTAATGTACGAAACTGTGTCATCTCATGCCTTGAGAAACAATATCAACTTCCATACCTACAGCAGTTTTCCATGTACTTCCTACAGGAGAAGCCTTAACCCTCATATAACGACCAGGAACACGCATAGACGCTTTTCCATCACTATCTGTACTAACAGAAGTAGTAAACGCAATAGCGTCACTCAGCAGGTTTCTATTGCAGATTGATATGTCAGCTGTTCCATTATCAATAATAGGTCTGACTGCGGTAATCACAGACCTACCGTTATCAATGTCGTTAGTGACAATAGAGCATTGTTTGTTAGTGCCGCCAAACGTAATAATTTTCTCGCCTTGTACGCCAGCAAACAGTGATTGACCGCCATCCCATTGACGATCATCAAGCGAAACTGTAAGCGCATCAATACTTGAGCTAAATGCGTCAAGACCTTCAAGCGTTACAGCTGGAGTAATGACGATAGAGATAGCGTCAGCAGTAGTATCACCATGTGACCACTTGCCAAAGTCAATGTTATAGATCAATACATTGGTATTGGCGAAGTTATCCTTAAATGACCAGACAATTAGACGTTTAACTGGATCAACAGTACTAGACATTTGGTCAAGTTGACCAGTATTAGCAATATCAAAGAACCAACGATCTATTTTTCCTGCGCTAATCGACTTTACAGACTGACCATCACATACATAGAAGCCATCTGTAGCTAGAAAATACGTCAATCCATTATATTGGACTACACTACCGCTAGAAATACAGCCTAAACTGCGAGAAATAGCATCAAATTGGAAAAACAACGGGCTACCTATGTAGGACATACGGAAAATGGCTTTTTCAAGCAGCACTAATCCATACTCACCACCCGTTAAACCCTTAATATCACCACCGTCTGCCATAACTTGACTATCAGCTTGGCTTGTTGCTCCAGGTGTCCAGTTAGTTTCGTCGTTAATGTCAGACCAGTAGACTTTATTTTCATAATCTTCAACATTAGCAGCCACTACAAAATCACGAACTACTGTCACATACTTAGCAGTAGGAGCGCTAGCAGATAAGTTACTAAATGTTTCACCAACAACATTTAATGAATATGCTTGTAATTTCTCAATACCATTAGCTACAATTACTTCTGATCCAAATTGAGTAACATCCCAAAATAAAGTAGGTGAATATCCTGTAGTAGTAAGTGCATCTAATCCTCTGTCTCCACTATCATATTTATAAAGATTAGTAGATCCAGCAGCGAATAATGTAGATATTCCAGCAAATTTACCGGCAAATGTAGTTATTAATTGTTCACCAGCAGCAGTACTATAATCAGCTTCAGCTCCTAATGGAGCGTAGCCAGTAGCTACAGGAATACAGTTATTAGCGTCAGTCAGCGCACCTGTAATACCAGGCTGATCCGGAAGCCACTCACCAAATGCTAGTTTTGTCTTAGCCATGTATTAGTTCCAGCAGGTACGTTAGTCCATGTATTGCTATTAGCAGAAACAATACTCCAAACATTTGATTCTTCAGTTACATCTGCCCATTCTTCGCCATAAATATAACCAATAGCAGACACAGCAGCATTAGAAGTTACAGCTCCATCGCCAGACCATATAGCATTAGGATAGCAAGCAAGTATTGCTTCAGCATCTATAAATGCAGTTCCGTTATAGATCACACCACCTAATGCAGTAACTTCAGCATCTCCGGTAATACTTGCAGCAACACCTCGAATTCTTGAATAATCTGCTGTTACTGTTCCTGTTCCTGTAATACTTCCAGCCCCAGAAAGAACTAATCCTCCTAAACCTGAAACAGTAGCAGCACCATTAATAGCAGCAGAATCTAATGTAATTCTAGTCGGGGCAGCAGTTACATTTGCAGCACCATTCACCGAACCTGCAAAAAACATAATGCAAGTATTAGGACTTTCCCATACGCCACTATCAAGCGAAAACGGTAACGCATCAAGCGTACCAAATTGGTCTAAGTCCTCAAGCGTAAATGGGCCACAAATGTCAGCCATTATGCAAGCGTAACAGTTAGGTTATTAATAGCAATCTTAAACACATCTCCAGTATCAATAGCTTTACTTACATCAAGTGGAGAGTGATACAAAAGGTTTCCAGTAGTAGACGCATCAAGAATACCAATCCAGCCCACTGTTCCCCATGATGCCGTAGCTTGTGCAAATTCAATAGCTGCTGTGTTACTTGTTGCGCCATTACTAGGAGCACCAAAAGTAGCAGCGATACGAGCATAAGAGCCGCCTGACACTTCTGTGCCAGTATTAGCGTCAGTAGGATCACTCGTATATAAACCAACGTAAACAGTCGTCGGAGCTGTGTAACTGGTAGCACGTAGAGTTCCGTTAATTAACGCGTTCTCTAGGTAGTTAGACATTTCAGCCATAATAATCCTTAGTTAAAAGACATGGACATTGGTTGACCACTATACTCACCAGACGCATCTGCGACAGTAATAGCAGCAATAGCACGCTCATACAGTACGCCCCATGTCTGTATGCGAGCATCGTTCATTAGATACGGTTCTGCTTCACCCAAAGACGCATAGAGAAGTGCGTCAGGGCAGTTAGCCAAGAATACGTTACTAGGGTTTGATGAGCTTAGGAACGCAGGTTGCGCGTAGTACAGCATTTGCAGTACGTAGCCAGTATCAGGAATAGGAGCCAATTGCAATTCAGACGCTAGCACAGTGTAACGCTTTGGTAGACCTGACTCTGACGACGTATTGCGCTTATAAAACGTATTAGGCGTATCGTAGTTGAGTTGACCATTAGGCGTAGCAGCAACGTGAATATCTCGCATCTCAAGATAATCAGACGGTAATCCGACTGTAGAATCACCGCCTGTTGTCGTAGCCTGAGCAATTACTAGCATTTGCCTGATACGCAACTCTCTACGTAGTCGCTGCTCTGCTAGTGCTACAAATGTAGGAATGATGCTATCCAGATCACTTCGAGCTAAGTAATTAGATATAGTGCTTGTTAAGTCTGAATAGCTAGTTAGTGCCATTATCGCCCCTCAAGGCTTTATCATCTACATCGTCCCAACTGTATTCATGCGTTCCAATGTGCTTAATGTGCATTGAAAGCTCATGGTCAACATAGGTATCAATACCTGCATCGCCAGCCTTAACACAGAAAAACACATCTTCACCCACTACACCTGTTGGCCCCCAACCTGCATCAAACCACGGAGCAGATAGTGTTTCAAATACTTTCTTACGGATCAATACTGCACCAAATCCAACAGCAGTAACGACCTCAATTCCTTCTTTACCACGCGAATCCACGTTAGACCAATGATGACGGATACCCTTCTCATCTTCACTCTTAACCAGCAGTTTTGCGGTAGGGAATGATGGTCTACGTCTGGTTACTGCGTTTACTCCAACTATGTCCACATCTCTGCTCAACATAATCGTAATCAAATCATGCGGGAATCTCATGTCGCTATCAATAAACAGAACAGCGTCACAGCCCTCTTTTAAAGCCACCTGAGCCAACTTCTCACGCTGGTCGAATATCAACGTGCCTGGCATTGTATAAAGGCTTAAACCGCCTTTACCATCCTTGCATCTAACTGAAGCATCATGGGCGCACATACGGGCAAAATCAAACGCAAAACCTGTATGTACTTCATCACGGCAAGGTACACAAACGCCAACTCTCATACTGTTCCCCGATAGATTTTTAATGGTGCTTGGTCAGGATGATTAAGCCAACTTCTAAATGCCTTATCATCTACGATTGCAAAGCCTCGCATGATACCCATCTCGTTTAACTTATCTACTGCTGTAAACGGTATAGAGCCAATCAAATGCAAGTCGTCTGTATCGCCTGTCCTAGCCTTATCTATCTCTTGGAGAATCTTGTTTCTTGCGAGAATATCGCTAATGTCTTGGTTAGTCTCGATGATAATACCGCCATCACCATCCGCATGAACTTTTTGATGTCTAAAGTTTGTCATTTATTTTATGTGCGACCAAGTTCTGCCTATCCTTACACCTCTTACGCAATTAGGAGAAACACCTAACTGTCGTCCAAGTGCAGCATGATTTAGATTGCTTGACCTAATTAATAAAACCTTTTCAGCATCAAGTAATGATTTACCATTTTCTGTGCCTAAAGGCGCTACTATTTTTTTACGACCCTTTCGGATCATGTCCTGCGTATTTTCTTTAGCAGTTCCTATTGTAAGATGATTAGGATTAACGCAACTAGGATTATCGCACTTGTGCATAACATACAGATTCTTAGGTATGTCGCTATTGTTCGCTAATTCCCAGCTTACTCTATGCGCTCCTTTGGACATTTCTTTTTTAGCACCTATGCTAATTTGTCCATATCCAGACCAAGTTTGCCTATCCTTACACCTCTTACGCAATTAGGAGAAACACCTAACTGTCGTCCAAGTGCAGCATGATTTAGATTGCTTGACCTAATTAATAAAACCTTTTCAGCATCAAGTAATGATTTACCATTTTCTGTGCCTAAAGGCGCTACTATTTTTTTACGACCCTTTCGGATCATGTCCTGCGTATTTTCTTTAGCAGTTCCTATTGTAAGATGATTAGGATTAACGCAACTAGGATTATCGCACTTGTGCATAACATACAGATTCTTAGGTATGTCGCTATTGTTCGCTAATTCCCAGCTTACTCTATGCGCTCCTTTGGACATTTCTTTTTTAGCACCTATGCTAATTTGTCCATATCCAGACGGTAATTTATTCCCCGTCCAATTCCAACATTCATCATCAGACTTTTTATCTACAAATCTCCAAAATCTTTCATTTAATGGAGCATGATCATTTTTTTTAGGATGCGGACTTCCATGCTTCCTAGTTCTTTTGTAATGCAACTGACAGTAACCCCATGCTGCAACTTCTCTTTTACAATCAGGATATATACACTCCATAAGATACTCCCATGAGTTAACACAGGAGCATCTTACTTTATTTCATCACACGCGTCAAATTAGAGTGAGAAATCGAGATCGGCCACAATCCCGTGAGCTGCCTCGTTTTTCACTTCCAAGGTTACCTCAGCAAGAATCTGAGTCTTGTCGCTATCGCCAGCTTTAGCCAGTTCATTCGTCATGAATGGGCGCAGGAAAGCCATAGCAGCATATTCAGGATCAAGGATCAGCATATCGCGATTACGCATGAAACGATCAGGAACGATAGACAGTTGACCAAAGTCCGACTGATAAATGTCAGCAGCACCGATAATCACACCAGCTTCAGGCTTCGTGATCTGATAACGATTAACAGCGATACCAGCAAACGTCGACATCTTCTGCTTACCAGCCGAACCAACGAACACAGCTTTAGGATTGCCACCCGCATCAAAGATCGAAGCGATAACAGTCTTGAGCAGTGCTTCGGTAGCAGTACGCTGCGTGCCATCAGTACGAGTCGAAGTGCCGGAAGTAGCAGGAGCTGAACCACCGCTACCTTGCGATGAGTTAGTCTTGATCCACGACAGCAGCGAACCCATAGTACGAGCAACCGTAGACGTACCAGCCGACTTGCCTTGGTTAGCAGTGATGATGGTTTCCAGATCACGTTTCAGTTCTTGCGAAGCCTTCGACAGTTGATAAGCCTTTTCAGACTTACGACCTGCCTTGTTGACGGTTTCCAGAGTGCCGGACACTTGGACAGTCTTTTGGACGATCTGGGTATAGTTACCGACGCGAACCGTAGGAGTTGCAGTCATCGAAGTTGCGTCAGCACCCTCGACAGCAGCGTTAGCCGTAGTAGCAGCAGCCAGCGAGTCAGTCTGCCACTCATGATAAACAGCGGTAGCCTTGGTACGACCAATCGAAGACATGATTGGAGTCTCAGTAGGCGAGATGTTATAGATGATGTCGGACAAGTCCTCGCGCATACCGATAGCGGTAAATGTTTGATATGTAGGCATGATAATTTCCTTTAAATAAATCGTTCAAATAGTGCCGCAGCGTCTGCTACCCTTCCGGTAGCCCTTGCCTTAGCCTTTAACTTCTTAACCTGCTCGTTGTTAGTATCACGAGACTGCGAGACTCCCGACTTCATAACTTTCGGTGCTTCAGCAAGTTTCTTATTGATACCAGGCTTCGACTTCTGTAGCTTGTCGTACTGCATAGCCTTATACAGCGTAATAACGTGACGAGAATCAACAACGCTAGCCAATTCTTCATCTGAAAACCCTAACTCTTTACCGTATGAGCGCACTGAATTTCTCAGTGACTCACCTTTCTCAGGATCAACATAGTCAGGTAACACTGATGCTAACTTCTCCGATTCTTGACGAACTAGATTAGACATCCACTGCTGCCTGTCTTGCTCTTGCTGTGCATTGATTCGTTGCTGTTCAAACCGAATCTGAGCAAGTTGCTTCTCCTTCTGTGAGAGTTCCGCTACCTTTACGGCGTAACCGATTGGATCGGTCTCCTTTAAGTAGTCAAGATTCTCTGTTTCTTGCCCCTGTGACATGATCTGTTCAATCATTTGGAGCCGCTGTGCATACTGATCTCTCAGTTGCTTCGCTTCTTGAACTGCTTGGTATTCGGCCTGAACAACCTTGCGTTCCTCAGCTACAGCCTGCGATTTTTTAGTATAGTCAGCGCCAAGTTGATAATTCTTAACAAGTTCGTCGAGGGTAACGTCCTTTTCTTCACCGGCAGCTTTCACACGGTAAGTACGTTCCTTTTCTTCTTGTTCGCTATCTTCCTGTTCTTCACCATCAGATTCATCGTTAGATTCTTCCTCTAGTTCTTCACTATCGTCATCATCGGATTGAGTCTGTGCTTCTGGTTGTCCATCATCGGAGCCTTCATCACTACCCATTAAACCCATGAAAGCGTTAGCCGCCTCATTTACAGTCAACTCTCCGCTACCAGATTCTGGTGTCGCGCTAGTCGTTTCGCTCATGTTGTTATTTCCTTAATTTTACATGGAACTGCCATGTCAGACTACAAAATCTTCCAACGCTTCTTGTCAATGGCTTTCTGAGCTTTCAAGCCTTCCAAGTGGTCAGTAATACTCTCTAGCGTCCTAAGACGAATGTAAGCCTGCTCTCTGGCCTCTACATCGTGATAGTC